ACTGCCATGGCGGCCATCATCTGCTGCGCCTGCGGGTTCTGGCCCATTAGCTGCTGGATCGTGGGGTCCTGCATCGCGGTTATATGGACGGTAATATGCGCCTGATGGTCTTGGTACATGAACGCCTTGACCGGCTTCATATTCAGGACGTCCATGTTCTCGCTAACCGGATCACGCGGCTTACGGTCGTCGTCGTCCTTTAGGGGCACAAGCTTCTGAGCATTCTTGATGCCCAGCACCTCCAACATCTGGCGGTGCAGGAAAGGCATGTCGTAGATTTGCGGCGCACCCTGCGCCAACTGGATAACTGCCTGATACTGGACAATCTTCTGCGCCATAGTGGCAGCGTTAGGGTCGCTTACCGGCAGCACATCGACGTTGGCGTAGTCGGACTTCTTGGCCTTGCGGCTGCCTTCTTCTGGCTCGTAGGAGTAAGACTCCGGCGTATAGTCAGCGATGATGTGCTTGAGGAGCTTGAACTCCTGCTTCATCGAGTAGTGGATGCGCGCCTGTACCGCCGACATCATCTTGAGACTGCGCTCAAGGATAGCCAGTGTTGTCCCCACAGGGGCGTTTGCCGACATATCAGAGACCTGAAGGTCCGCCATACCAGCGAAGCGACGGCCTTCCTCTACGATGGTACCCAGCAAGCTGTAGAGGACCTGACTTGGCTCTTTATACGGCAGCGGCATAATGTTGTCGCGCATCGTGCCTGACGCCACGTCCACGTCTCGCCACTCAGCAGGGCTGATGGGCGTATCATCACCCTTTACCCGTAGCCCCTTAGTCTTAAAGCCACCGGGCAGGTTGCTCAGTGTGCCCGCATCGACAAGCTGACGGATGAGACTGGTGCCTGACTTGGCAAAGGCACCGATGAGGTGAATAAGGCCGAAGGCGTAGAAGCCAAAGCCGGGTACGTAAGAGTAGTGTACGAAGTGATTGCGCTTTGCCTTAAGCTTGTCGTCGGGCTGCCAGTTGCGCCGGATGGCGAGGATTTCGCTTGATCCCTTCTCAATCGTAACAATGTAAGGAAGAGCGATACCCTCATCGTCCTTATCCCTAAATTTGTCATCCTCAATGACAAGATCAACCTGCATTTCCAACAACTTGAAGCGGTCGTCGGTCGTAGCACGGAAGCCAAGGCGCTCCGCAATCTTCTTCTCGACCTCGTCAAGCGTGTTTTCAGGGTCTCCAAGCTCCACATCACGGTAAAAGCCGTCACGCTGGAGCTTTTTAAGCTCGTTTGGCGTCTTGCGCATCACATGGGTGACACGCTCAGCAGATTCGAGGTTAGATGCGCCATAAGGCACCACGACGTCGTCTGCGGGCACGTACATCGACACCTGCCGACCCATCGACGGGTCGTAATACACCTTTTTGAACGCGTTACCCGCAAGACCAAGGCCCCACAGCATCCGTTCGTGCTCTGGGCGGTACTCAATCATGCGGTCAGTCAGCTGGTAGTTCATGTCGTCTTGGACGCGCCGCGCTGCATCGCGCTTTTGTGGTGTTTCTTTGCCGATAATCTGCGTTCGCACCGGCCCTTGAGCCGGGAACGTCTCCATCATGGTCTCAGCTTGGAACTTAACGACTGATTCAGCGAGGAGCGGGTGGTACACACCGCAAGCACCGGGCCACGGCTCGGTACGGTCTTCGACCTTCATCCCCAGAAGCTCTAAACCATCGACATAAGTCTGTATCCAGTCGCGGCGACTGGCAATATCGTCGTCGTAGTCCCCAATTAGGTCGCCTACAAGCTCGGTCAGCTCGCTGTCATCAAGGACTTCTGCAAGGTTTTCATTAAATTCTTGGTCCTCGTCGTCATCACCGGGCTCAATCTCAATCTCCAGCCCATCCATGCCGATGGTAACGGACTCAGGGTCCTCGATCTCGATCTCAATGTCGGGCTCTGTGTTCACTCCCGGCATCACACCTCCGGAAAACGACGCATCAAGACCCAGCGGCGCTTGATTGAGAGCTTTATCAACGGCCATTAGATTAGCTTCCTTTGTTTAGCTGGGTTACCATCGTCGATGACGACGCCGCCAGATGCCTTGAACAGCGCATTCAGTCCATGTGGTTTCATCTTACCTTCGGGAGTATGGTACTTATAGTTCGGGTCCGACTTTAGATATGGATCAGTATCGCGCTGCTTCTCCTTCATCAAAGGAAGCCCGTATTTTTCCCCTTCACTGAAGGCGCGACTAATAAGATTTAAAAAGTCTTTGTTCTTAGGGTTAAGCGTAGCCTGCTCATGCTTTTCCATGGCTTTAGCATAATCAAAACCGGTCTGCCCCTTCCAGTTTTTACCTAAACCGTTCCACACAGCGTGAAACGGTACGTCCTTCTTCTTGGCAATACGGTCAGCGTAGTTAATCATTCCCAAATAATCTTTCTGTCGTTCGGGAATGTTAAACTGATTGAGGCGCTTGCGAAACTCTACGTCAGGCTTAGCTTCGGGTTTAAACATATTAAATCCGGCGTCCGAACGACCTTCCTTTAGTACCATAGCCGCAAACTGCTCCGGGTTTATTGTGGGCAGACCAAGTTTACTTGCTGCGCCGTTTAGGCGAGCAAAAGAGTACATTTTATTAATTTCATGCGCCGCGTAAGGAGTTTTCTTGTTATCGCTAGTTGCAGCCCAGTAGCGGACATCGGACTTTAACGGGGACCGATCATCAAACCGCGACTGCGGAAGGTTCTCCAGCCCCCCACGGCGCTCATCTGCTCGATAACTGCGGATACGCGGCGGTAAGTCGGTCGGAATAGTAGAACGCCGCATCCCATCAAACGGTGTCTCAACCCCAAATTGGTCGTTAAAAGGCTCTGGATATCCTTCCGGCAACTCAGTTGGGCCAGCCTTTGGCACATACGTACCCAGCGCTTTGCGTAGCGGGTCGCCCACATAGTCAGTAATGAGGTCTTCCAGCCCAGCCATCAGTAATATCCCTGTTGCTTGCGGCTCTTAAAGTATATGATATCGTCAGGTTCGTCGAGGTTAGTTGTCACGTAGCCGCCCTTACGAAACCGGTGCATTGCCATAGAGACGGTATCGACGTAGTCATCATGAGAACCCGCAGGAAACTCAGCCACTTCATCAATGACTTCTTCCGCCCAGCGGGAGGCGGGTGCCCATACTCTTCCGGAGGCGAATATGTCAGCGACGGCGTTCAGCCGGCTGATCTTGTCGTTACCCCTTGTAGGGGTGAACTCTTGCACGGGTATCCCCATAGCGCGCATCTCGTAGATAAGCGGCGCACCTGACGCCTTCTTTTCAATGATGACGCCGTCCGGGCTCCACTCCTTATACTCCTCGATGGCCGCCTTCTTAAGCTCGGGGAACTCCATACGGTCGCGGAAGGCGTTGAGCAGGATAATGTTGGCCTGAGATATGCCCGAGTCGTCTGCTTGGTAGAACACACCCCATGTCGTGCACGCCGAGTAATCGGCTCGTGATGTCTTCTCGAAGGCCGTATCCCAGCTCTGTAGGATAAAGTCACACGAAGGCGGTATGTCGCTCGACCACTCCTGCCACCACTCACGCTTCACGATAGCGGCGGATTCAGAGATGGGGTTCTGTTGGTACTGCGCCTGCCACTTGCTGTTGGGCACGTCGCGTTTAACTTTTAGAAGCTCGTCCAGCCCCCAGAACTCAGGCCACAGTGGGTTATCCGAGGGGAGAATAGCAGGAAATTCAATGACTTCCCACTCACCCATACTCTCGTTGGCGGCGGCATCTTTGAGAATCTGCCCCGTCAGGTCCCTTTTAGACCAACGTGTCATGACGACGACGATGGCCCCACCCGGTTGCAGACGCTGACGCGGCCCAGAAGTATACCACTCGTAAGTCTTATCGTAGATATCTGGATTGATTTCCGCGATAGCTGCTTCTTGCTCGCTGTGCGGGTCGTCAATAATGAGCACGTCAGCGCCCTTACCGGTCACTGCGCCACCGACACCGATAGCGAAGTAATCCCCGCCCTTACTGGTGTTCCACCTGCCGGCTGCCTTTGAGTCTGCGGCTAGGACCAGATCAGGAAAAATCTTGTGGTAGGTTTCTGTATCTACAAGATTTCGTACCTTACGACCGAAGCCCACTGCCAGCTCCGCAGTGTGGGAGCACTGGATAATCTTCTTATGGGGGAACTTACCTAGGAACCATGCAGGTAGAAGGTAAGAAGCAAACTCGGACTTGGTATGCCGGGGCGGCATGTTGATAATCAGCCGCTTACCCC